GAAGGAACTGAAGAAAGACGGACAAACGGAATTGCCCGTGCCCGAGATCCGCGAGAATCGGCCGAGTGTGCGCGCCCTCAAACTGTTTGATGATATTTTCTTCCCGATCGGGACCGCGGATCTGCAGCGCTCGCGCAGTATCCACCGGCGTGAGTGGCTGACCGATGTCGAACTACGCGAACGCGTGCACACCCTGGGCTGGGACGGCGAGTGGGTCGACCAGGTGATCGAAAAGGGCAAAGGCCAAAGCCTCCTCTCGGACCCGCAGCGCTGGCGGCAATGGGCGCCGTGGAGCGCCACCCTCGCCGGCCCGGGCCGCGCGGTAAACGAACGCGACAACCTCTTCGAAGTCTGGTGGAGCTACGCCCGCGAAGCGGATGAACTGGGGGTGCCCGGCATCACGACCACGGTGTGGAGCAGCGTCGTCACTGAAATGCCGGCCAAGGTGGCCGTGGCGGAGTATCCACACGGCAAATACCCCTTTGTCCTGCGCACGCGCGAGCGCCTCGGGCGACAGACGACGGATAGCCGCGGCCTCGCCGTGCCGCTCGCCACTCACCAGCAGGAAATCAAGGTGCAGCGCGACGCGCGCGGCGGCTATGTGCAACTGCTGGCCTCGCCGCCCATGAAGACCAAGCTGCGCAACGGCGCTTTTGAACTGGTGCTGGGCCCGAATGCACAGATCCCCGTCCAAAACATGAACGACTTCGACTTGGTGACCCTGCCCAACTTCATGCAAAATAGCGTGGAGATGGAGCAGGTGACCCGCAACGAAGCCGAGCACTACGCAGGCCTCATGCGCCCGGACGCGGACCCGAACTTCATCGGGCTCATCCAGCAAGACGAGGTGGACAACTTTTTCGCCCTCTGGCGCGAAGTCTTTGAGCAAGTCCTCCAACTGGCCCAAACCTTCTACTCGGAGACGGAACTCGACCGCGTGACCGGACAACAGGACATGCCGCTCCACCTGACGCCCGAGGACGTGCGCGGCGGTTTCGACATCGCGATCGAGATCGATGCGCGCGACCTGAACATGGACTTTGCCATGAAAAAGATGGACGCCTACGGCAAACTCTTGGGCTACGACTCGGGCGGCACGATCGACCGCGCGAGCTTCACCGAATGGGCGGCCAGTGCGATCGACCCGGTGCTCGCCAAACGCACGATCCAAGCTTCCGGCGCCGTCACCAAAAAGATGGTGGACGAGGAGCGCGCCAACGCGGCGAACATGGCGCTCGGCATCGAGCCCATGATGGACCCGAACGGCACGACGAACCCGCAGTTTCGCCTCCAGACGCTCCAGCAAACGATCCAACAATCGCAAAAGCTGGCGGCGCTCTACCAAGGCGGAGATCAGAATTTCCGCGAACTGGTGGACAACTACCAAAAGTACCTGGGTCAACAAATCGCCCAGGACCAGAATAAACTCGTCGGCCGCCTGGGCACAGCGCCGACGCAAAGTGTGCCGGGACTCTACGCAGGGACGGGACAATAACGCATCCGAAATATGGATACCGAAAAACTAAAGCTCAGCCAAACGACCGACGGCCAGGCGCCGCGCGCGGGATTTGAAACAGCGGGCGCCCCGGCCCCGATTAACCCTGCGACGGGAATGCACGAAGCGTATTGGGTGCTCTCGGAAGAAGAGCGCAGCAAGGGTTTCGTTCGCCCAGTGCGTGAACTGTATTGCCACCTGACCTGTGGTGCGGAAACGAGAATGTCGCGGCCGATCGCAGAAACTTACGCGAGAGACCCCTCGTACTATGGGGCGACCTTTTGCGTGAAATGCCGAGCGCATTACCCGGTCGGCGAGTCGGGCGAATTCGTGTGGTCTCACGACGGGCAAAAAGTAGGCTCATGAAGCCGTACAAAGACCTCGCGCACCTACCGGAGGATGACCGAATCGATCAAATCGGTCGAAAAGTGACCGTCGAAAAGATGACGGTGGGCGTCTTCGTCGACGATAAAAAGAAAGCAGATCGTTACATTGGAAAACTGCTCCGCCGGTTTCCTGAGCTCCTCGTCATATCAAGCCACGATGACGTCGTGCCGCCATCGATATTCATCAAGGTCGGACCAAAGCCGCCCGCGGTGAAGGCCGGCGGATAGCCCTCATTTTATGTCAGCATCTCCGAAAATCATCTATTACCCTTCCCCAGGGAAAGTCTATAGTCCCGAAGAGCTCCGCGAGCTCTTCTCCAAACTAAGCGTCAACGATCCGTTGATCGTCGCTCTCCGGCAACTCTTCCAAGCGCGTTTCGCCATGGCGGCGATTGACGCCGCGGAGCCCACGCTCACCGAACGGCAAGCCGGACACGCGGGAGGCCGGATCCAGGAAATCACCGATTTTCGCGACGAGTTTCTCTCGTACCTCGCGCACACGGAAACCGACCAGGGCGAACTCAAGCCAAAAGGAGGACGCAAATGATCCCCCGCCCCCACACCGCGCGCGACGAGGAACTCATGACGATCTTAGGGCCGGGCGACGCCGTCCTCATCGATGACCCGGACTACAGTGCCGCGCTCTGTGCGCGAGCGGTGCAGAATGGGCACGAATTCACGTCGCGACTGATTGGATACAACTCCTCGCGGCTCGTGCACCTCCTGGCGAAACCCACGCCAAACTCGCACCAGACCGGCACGGCCTCTTGACCGTCGCAAGAGGTCTGCAAGGACCGGGCGCACTTGGACCAATCCATGAGTGCGACCCTTACCCAACCAAAGAGCACGGCCCCTTCGAAGCCGGCCGTGCCGCCCACAGGCTCGCTGCCTGCTGAGGACACCACCCCGAACCCCGCTCCGGCGGCGGTGACGGATACCGGCACGGATGCGGAGCAACCAACCGAGGACGATATCCTCGCCGCTCTGGGCCAGCTCTCCGAAGGCCCAAAGGCAGAGACCGAAACCCCCGAAGCGCCCGCCGCGGATGCACCCGCCGAGCCGACGGAGGAGGAAGCCCCTGCCGAGTCAGAAGAAGAACCGGCCGCGCAAGGCGATGCGGCTGATGACACTCCTGGCGACGTCGACGAACCCGAATCCCCGACCGAGGACACGGCCAAGCCGAAGCCCTCGCCGGCGCAAGCACGGATCAACGAACTGACCGCGCGCTCGAAAAGCGCCGAGGAAGCCCTGACAAAAGCGAACGAACGGCTCGCCTCCTATGAGGCCGAGCAGAGCGGACGCTTTGACGCCGGCGCCTTGGAGCATGTCGATAGCACGGAAGCCCTCCTCAAGCACCGGAGCCAACTGGTGGCCCTCCACCAAAAGCTGCTCAAGAGCCCGCAAGGCATCGAACTGCCCGACCCGGCCGATCGCACGAAACTCGTTTCGCACGACGCCGAGCAAGTGGCGGACCTCCTGGGCCAAACGTTCTACCTCTTGCATGAGGCGATCCCGCAGCGCGAACAGTACCTAAAAACGCGCGACCAGTACAACCAAACGGCTGAGACCGTGTATCCATGGCTCAAGGACAGCCGGCAAGGACCGGGCGCCCAAGTGCATGGAGTGATCGCGCAGAATCCGGCGATCCGTCGGATCGGCCCCAACTACCGCCTCGTGGCGGCGGATGCTCTCATCGGGCAGACGCTTCGCGAAGCCGGAGTGGCCGTGACCCCGCAACTGATCGCGAAACTGAAAGCGCAGGCGAAAGACTCGGCCCCACCCAAATCCGCCGTAGTCCCCAGACGGATACCGCCTGCCGCGCCCTCAAGCGCCGGGACGGTGCCCCCGCGGTCTACCCCGCGCGCGAACCAGGGACAGGCCGCCGATAAACGGCTCAGCCGGGGAAATGGCAACGTCAACGACCTCACCGCATCCATCGCCGCCCGTTTGTAACGTAACTCACTCCCACCATGTCCACAGCAGGTGTCCTCGTAGAACGCGACTCGACCGGCAAAGTCCAAGACTTAGCCGACGCTTTCGCCAACGCAGAGAAACGCTCTTTGCCCTTCACTTCCGCGGTGCCCAAAGGCGCCGCTCCTGTCAATGCCCAGCTCGAATACCCGGTCGAACAATTCGACACGCCCACGACCGGTGGCGCAGTCGACGAAGCTGACCCCGTCAAATACGAGAACCCGCGCGAAGGCGACGGACTCTTGTACGCCCGCGTGCAAACGTGGGAACGCGCCGCGCGCGTAGGCGGAGCCGCTCTGACCTACATGAACCTGGCCGGGGTAACCCCGCGCAACGTGATCGCCAAGGCGATCGCGAAGAAGTTGATCGAACTGAAAACCGACATGGAAACCACCATGTTGAGCGACAACGAAAGCCAGGCAGAAACCAGCTCGTCTACGCCCAATAAGACGCGCGGCCTCGGCAAGTGGATCCAGTCCACAGCGCAAAGCCACTACGCCGTGCCGGCCGCCTACCTGACGCCCGCCGCCAGTATCGACAGCTCCACTACAACCGATAACTACACGGACCAAACGATCACCGCCGTTGCCGAAAGCATGTTCACCAAGCATGGCGACGAGACGGCCGACATCGACGTGTGGTGCGGAAGTACCTGGAAGCGCAAGCTCGGCCGAATCACGTACTACCAGAAGAACGAAACCAACATGACGCAGGTGCGCCGCTTCAATCAGGATGCGGGCGACGACGTCGTGATGGGCAAGGTCGACGTATTGGCGACTGACTACGGCATGTTTAAAGTTCGCCTCTCCCGCTGGATCAATAC